CGGATGTTCTGGGCTACGATAGCCGCTAGTGATAACAAATGGGAAACCGCACCTAGCTCTAAGCAAGTCTAGTTTCAATAGGAATGTATCTTTGATCTCGTTCTCGCCTGTGTGCTGGCAAGCAAACTCTTCTCTAGTAAAGAAGTCTAAGTCTTGGTTAATGTCATACATCAGAGTAGTTACCTTCTTCTATGTCTTCTTCATTGCCAGAGATAACAGTGGTCTCACCACCAACACCAGTAATAGAGATGTTGATTGCGCCTCTGCCTCCTCCTGCCTTATCCTTCTCGAAATAGCTAACAGGTAACAACCGATCCATACACAACTTCCAAGCTGCTGCTTGATTCTTATGATCGTCATCAAGAGCTGCATTGAGGATACTGTCTAACACCTTCCTACTCTTAGGAGATGCAAGCATCCGTGCTTTGTACTCATTGATTGTAGCAGCATCACCTTTAGGTCTACCAACAGAATTCCTGTTACCTTTCTTAACAGATGAAACAGCCTTCTTCGATGGTCTACCTACTCTTTTGTTCTCAGACACAGAATTGCCTCTATAGTCTATAAAGTTCTGTTTAGTTAAACAAGAGATCTTTTAGGGTCTCTATGAGAACAACTACTAGAAGTTGAAAGTAGTTATTCTTTTAGGGTCTCTATCAAGTCTTTAAAAGGTCTCTTATTTAACTCTATAGAGTCTATTATAGCATATTTTAGAGCAAAAGTCAAGCAGTAATTTCTATATAGAGTAAATAAATTACATAGGTCTGTTACATACACCCTCGTCCCTTCATCAGCGGATCTCAGCAGCCCTAGAGACTCCGCAGCCCCGCCCTTATTCTCTATAGTAATCAATAGCTTACGAGGACTACATAGACTATGCATCACCTTGTTATTGTTGTTCTAATTTGACCCTTTTTTGTATCTAGGCGGGTACAGTAACAATCTCCGCACACCCCAGCCCTCCCCCGGCCTCTAAAGCACACCCACCTTGGTCTGTCCAGTCACCAGAGTTATAGTGGGTATCACTGTAGGTTATGGTGATCTGTATTGACAAGAGTGAGTGTCTATGGTGGTGCTATACAGACCCACCTCTATCACTGTAGCTTATGAAGACCTGGATCATTATCACTGTAGGTTATTGACACCTGGTATTGGCTATGGTATACGCGCGCGCCCTCTCCTTATATAGTGTTGTTGTTGGTGTGTCATAATGGTTATAAGGTTATGCTAAAATGTTATATATAAATACTTGCACGTCTGCTTGCATTCTATATACTAACCCCATCAAGCAAACAAACACACAGACAAAACAAGGCGACACACTATGACAGACCTAATAAGCAAGCTCAGCAAAACAGACCAGCGCGCAGTTAAGCTAGCCATGATGCACATCAACTACGGCAACAAGGACGCCACCATTCGCGTTATTGACGGCATGGTACGCGCAGCTAACAACAGATCAGCGCCAATCCTTACAGCTATCCGCGCAGCACTATAGACTAATCAACGCCCCGCAAGGGGCAAACCAAACAGCAGAGGCTACATATTATGAACAACCAAAAATGCTACATCAGCCCCAACCTTGAAGCCCAGTTTAATGATTCTTTCTATAGAGTTAACAACGACAGCAACGGCCACCCACGTTACGTCACGCATTATCTAGCGTTTCTTAATGATGATGAGCTAGGCATGGGCGACTACGACAGAGCCAAGCAGCGAGCTAACAAGCTAGGCTTTAAGGTTTACCGCGGTAAAGACTTTGGCGGTGGTTTTGTTACTACCAGCTACAACCTAGAGAACGACATTGAATTAATCATTGAAGCGCGGGAGGTGGTCTAATGGCTATTAAGATATGGGGGCGACAGCCTTACAACGAGAGCACTAGCATCACCATCAAAGGCCAGGACATAACAGAGGTACAGCCGCGCATTGAACTACAGCGGTCCTATGGTGACAGCATTGCATTTATTAATAGAGAGTATCACGTAGAAATCAACGGCAATACTCTACACTATATATTTCTAAACAGCTTAGAAAGTAGCGCCAAGTTTAGGGCGCTAGTACTTAAACACATTAATCTATTAGACAGCGGAGAATTATAACATGTTAAGCAATTACAAGTCAGCAGTTGATAGATTAAACAAATGCCGATCCTTGTACGATGTAAACCGCGCACTGTTAGGTTTTGATCGAGTGCATAAGGTTGGGCATTTAACAGATAAAGAGCTTGAACGCTTAGACGCGAAAGCCTTCGATATAATATTTAACTGGCAGGAGGTGGGACAATGTTAAACAATTACAAAGGCAACAGCGCATACATAAAACTGAAGACAAAAGACAAGCGGCGGGATCTATTCGCGGCTATCATTGGAAGCGCTTGTTTAATTGTGAGCGCATTAATAGGCGCGGCGGTGGTGTATGCCTTTGCCTTCACTGTTTTAGCTTTAGGAGTTTAGACCATGCCACAAGAGTTTAAATTTGTTGGGGAGCATCCTCGACTGGTTACAGGGGAAGCCTATAGCATCCCGGCGTTACGCATTATAACCAATATCAACAAGTCAACACTGCATAGCAGGCTAAAGAATAAAACAGAGTTCACAACGCGGGACGTTAGACCAAGCGGGCCACCCATCATAGGGCCACTGGCTAAACGCAAAGAGGAACTAGAGAACAGGCTAGAAACCGCGACGATGAAAAAGTCTGACAAGTGGTTGCGCCTTAAGTTATAATCAAACAACAAACAATAGAGAGAGGTTACACAATGTACAGTAGAGACCACAGTTGGCTACACGGCGACGAACACCTAAACGACAGCGACAAGGTAGAGCAGTTACAGAAGCAATACGCAAAAGAAGCTAGGCAAGACTTTTTCATGCTAGCGCGTGACCTGGCGGCTAATCTAAGGTTTTTAGAGAGCGATGGCAATTTCGTACCAGATGCGGACGATATAGAGATGCTGGCGGACTTAAACGACCAGTTAGCGCAGAGCGTTAGCAGGCGATTCTAAGGCTCTATAGAGACCTTTTAGAGCTTGATAGAGTTTTAGCTTCTACTACTTGTTGTTAACCTCTTAAGAGCTTTAAAAGAGCATTAGCGGTCTCTAGAGATCCATTATATCCACACTAAAAACACTGTCAAGCAGGCAAATTATTATGTTTCAAAAATATATGACAAGTGGCGCATTGACGCCGTATACGATGGCGCTGTTTAAAGCTGCCAATGATGTTGGCGGTGGGTTGTTATCCCTGTTAGACGCTGCTAGACTGTACGCGGTGGACGCTGAGGCAATTGATCAGTTCCTAAACGAGATGCGAGAGTATGATAAATTCAATAGAGGTATAAAACGATGAGATGGTGGATTTTTAACAGGTTGTTATCAATAGAGTTCCGGATGGGCGTTGGTTTTTTTGACATTGAAGCTGTAGAGTCTAAACCTGTATGGGTTTACAACATGCAAACAGAGGAAACTACGGCAATGCCGATGGACGGGCTTATTCTACTGCTGCCGTTCCTGATTGTTTCCTATGGTTACGTTTACGAAATAGAGGAAATTTAACATGCCATTCACCCAGACGCACCTACCTTGTGACGCATGCGGATCGTCTGACGCAGCGGCTACAAACGAGAACGGATCAAAGAAGTGCTTTAGTTGTGGGGACTTTCAGAGAGGCGATAACACTGGCGCTATTACAATGCCAGACATCGAGGAAACGCCACGCCCTAAGCAGAGCTTTGACGCCGTAGAGAACCTACTCACTACCGGACGCTATAACGCTATACCTGAGAGAGGTATCACTACAGCTACAGCTAAGAAATACGGAGTCATCCACAACCCAGATAAGACCTATTTTAGCTATCATTCCCCGGATGACGCTAACACGCCTATAGCTTCCAAGATCCGCCAGCATGATAAGCAGTTCTACCAGGTGGGCAACTGGAAAGATTCAGGACTATTTGGACAGCATTTATTCAGTAAAGGCGGCAAGACTGTTACAATTACAGAAGGCGAGTTTGACGCCCTAGCGAGCTACCAGATGCAAGGAAGCAAGTACCCTGTAGTCAGTATCAAGAACGGCGCTAGCGGCGCTCTAGGCGACTGTAAGGCCGCTTACGAGTGGCTAGACACCTTCGACACCATTGTTATATCGTTTGACAGCGACGAACCAGGCATTAAAGCCGCCAGAGAGGTGGCAGAGCTGTTCGGCGGTAAGTCTAAGGTGATGAAGTACCCCAGCCAGTACAAGGACGCTTGCGACTTTCTCCTACAGGACGACGACAGAGCATATATTGCATCCTTCTGGGCTGCAGAGCGCTTTGTTCCAGATGGTATCATCAACGGCGCTAGTCTATGGGATGAAGTCAACAAGCCAGTAGAGACTGCTGCAGTTATGTACCCGTGGG